GAACTACCAAGGGTAAGAAAGCTAACTATAGGCCTACAAAAAAAGGCGCAGGGATGACTGCGAAAGGTGTAAGAGCCTATCGTAAAGCTAACCCTGGATCTAAATTAAAAACAGCTGTAACAGGCAAAGTTAAAAAAGGCAGTAAAGCTGCTAAAAGACGCAAATCATATTGCGCTAGATCGCTTGGACAACTTAAACGTAGTTCAGCCAAAACAAGAAATGATCCTAATTCAAGAATACGTCAAGCAAGACGAAGGTGGAAATGTTAAATGGCTAGTGGAAAAAAAGATGCTTGTTATCATAAAGTAAAGCGTAGTGCGGAAGTTTGGCCTAGCGCATATGCTAGTGGCAGATTAGTCCAATGCAGAAAAGTTGGCGCAGCTAATTACGGCAATAGCAAGAAAAGAACAAAAAAATCAGCTGGTGGCGAAGTAACATTTGTTAAAGCAAGAGGTTTTAAAAATATACTTCCAGGCAAAAGAACAAAAACCAAATTAAGCTAATGGCTAAAAAAGAAACACTTAGAGATTGGTTTTCTAAAAATGATGGTACAGGATGGGTGGACTGTAAAACAGGTAAGCCTTGCGGTAGAAAAAAAGGTGAAAAACGCAGAAGTTATCCTGCCTGTAGACCAACAAAAGCTCAATGTACATCAGCAGCCAAAAAGAAAACCAGCTCTAAAAGAATTAGCTGGAAAGATGGTAGGACAAAAAAAGCAAAAGGCGGTCCTATAAGTATTTATATAGCAAGAGGTTGTGGTAAAGTAATGAACAATCGAAGAAAAAAAACTAAAGAATATTAGGAGTAATAATGTTTAGAAAAACTAGCAAAATGTATGCAAATGGTGGAAAATCTAAAAAACCCGCAAAAAAAGGCGTGAAAATGCAATATGGCGGAGTTGCAGAAAAGAAAAAAACCAAAGGTATGCGTAACGGCGGTCTAATGAAATCTAAGGGTATGCGTAATGGCGGCCCAATGAAATCCAAGGGGTACAAAAAGGGCGGAAAGGCAAGTAAATAGTGCCTTATTTGTATAGCAATATACCCCATTTTAAATGCTGGGTAAGGAGAGAGTACACCCATAACCACGGTAAATATCATGGTGAATTTCTGCACGCTATGGCAGTTGGCGTTACGACCATGCCTTGCAGGTGTTTAAGTTTTCAAATGATTTTTACAGGTATAGAAGCGGAAGGAGAACCAGAAGACACAGTTCACGGTGGAGCTATGTGGGCTCGTATGCCTATTACAGCTTTGGTTGGGGATACTCCTTTTGAAGAGTGGCCAGAACCAATGGCTGTCCATGATGCTCAACCTTGGGATTGTTCTTCGCATACACATGCAGTTTATGTAATTGATAGAGCAACACCATGTCCTTGGATGGCAAAGATAGATGGTCAATTTTTTCCTGCTAAATACATGTTTACAGTAGATTATGCCGAAAATGAAATAGCAGATGATCCCGCCCAACATAAACAAAGTCACGTACTAGAATTGTTAGATGCAGGTAAATGGACAGGAAATATTGTTGCTTTGCCTAACAATAGAGTTAGGGTAACGCACCCAGCTTGGTTTGAAACAGGTAGCGGTGCTCCAGACTTTAGGCCATCTGCACATATACATTATTCAAAATCTGATTTAGACTATACCTTAGATGTCAATAGAGTTTTTGATAACTTGTATAACGATACGGAGGAATAATGGCAGAACTAACAGTTGCACAAAAAAGAAAATTAGTTAGTGCATTAAAAAAAGCTTCTAAATCTCATCTTGCACAAGCAAAAATTATTGAAAAAAGTCTTAAAACAACAAAGCGTAAAAAATAATGGCAACGTCAAGCAGTACAGATTTTGAGCCAAACGTAGCTGAGTTTGTAGAGGAAGCATTTGAAAGATGCGGCCTAGAACTTAGAACTGGTTATGACCTAAAAACAGCTAGAAGATCAATCAATTTAATGTTAGCTGAGTGGGCTAATCGCGGTTTAAACCAATGGACAATAGAGCAAGCAACGCAAACTGTTACAGAAGGAACAAGTAGTTATTCTTTAAATTCTAATGTAATTGATATATTAGATATGGTTGTTAGGCGTACTGTTAATTCAACTGAAACAGATATTTCTATGGATCGCTTGAGCAGAAGCCAATATATTAATATTCCAAACAAAACAACCAAAGCAAGGCCTTCTCAATTCTTTTTTGATAAATTATCAACGCCAGCTATAAAAGTATGGCCAGCCCCAGAAAACTCTACAGACGTATTGGTTTTTAATAAAATTGTAAGAATGGATGATGCAGATAAAGCAACGAATACAATGGATATGCCGTTTAGATTTTACCCTTGTTTTGCTGCTGGATTGGCTTATTACATTTCTATGAAAAGAGCTCCAGATAGATCTGCTTTATTAAAACAATCATATGAAGAAGAATTTCAAAGAGCCATGTCTCAAGATGAAGACAGAGCATCTTTTAGAATTAGACCTTATATAGCAGGATTATAAAATGGCTTACGCAAGCGCTAAATTTGCAATCGCTCTTTGCGATAGGTGTGGTTTTCAATATAAATTACTAGACCTTAAAAAAGAATGGAATGGTTTAAAAACTTGCCCAGAATGTTTTGAATCTAAACATCCGCAATTAAACCCGCATACCGCACCTTCAGATCCTCAAGCTTTATATGACCCAAGACCAAATAATGACAAAGAATTAGGTGAAGGGTTTATAGTTGTCGTGGATAATAATTTTATGAACCCAGCAAACGTTGGATCAAATTTTACAGTAACTGAAATGACAGCAAGTGTTGGAGCAGTTACAATAACAGTATGACTTTAACCGAACTAAAAACTCTTATACAAAATTACGTTGAAAACGACGAAACAACTTTTGTTGCTACGTTAAACGATATGATTGAAATTGCAGAGGAAAGACTTTTTGAGTTAATTCAATTTGATTTTTTTAGAAAAAACGTAACAGGAAATTTAACAACTGGAAATACTTACTTAACAGCTCCGTCTGATTTTAAAATGAGTTTTTCTTTAGCTATTATAGACAGCAGCAGCGATTATCATTATCTAGATAAAAAACATCCTAGTTTTATGCGGGAGTATTCTAACGATGCTTCAACAAGCTCAGAAAGAGGAAGGCCTTTATATTATGCAGATTTTGATAAAGAACTTTCTACGGCTTCTAGTAATGGATCTACTTTAATTGTTTCTCCAGTCCCAGATGCTGATTATTCGGTTGAGCTACATTATCTATATAAGCCATCAAGCTTAACTTCTTCAACAACAGGTACTTGGCTTTCTCAAAATGCAAAAAATGCTTTGCTTTACGGTAGTTTAATTGAAGCCTACACATTTATGAAAGGTGAGCCAGAGCTAATTACTTTATACGAAACTAGATTTAATCAAGAGGTGGCTAGATTAAAAAATTTAGCGGAAGCAAGAGGCAGAAAAGACGAATACAGATATGATTCTTTAAGAAGTCAAATTAGTTAAATTTAAAATGGAGAAGATATGGAGCCAATTCAAGAGCTAAAAGGCGCTACCGTAGCTATTGTAGCTTTAGGAAACAGTTGGTTTGATTACAATTTAGCAAAATCACACGGCACTTATTTTGATGAGGTTTGGGCTATTAATTCAGTAGCATCTGTTATATTCCACGATAGAGTTTTTATGATGGATCCTGCTAGTCGTTTTTATGATACTGAGAATGCAGGAAATCAAACAAGTGGAATGCTTGATGTTTTAGAAAATGGCAATAAACCTATCTACACTTGCGAGCTAGACGAGCGTTGCGATAACTTAGTAGAATATCCAATTAACGAAGTTTTAGCCTCTTTAAATTGTCACTATCTAAATAATACAGTTGCTTATGCAGTAGCTTTTGCTGTTTGGAATAATGTAGGCCAGATAAATATGTATGGTGTAGATTTTAGCTATAAAGGAAATTTACACTTTGCAGAATCTGGAAGAGCATGTGTAGAGTATTGGTTAGCCAAAGCAAGCGATTTGGGTATACAAATTGGTATTGCAGGATCTAGCGGATTATTAGATACGAACGTTCCTGATGATGAAAAGTTATATGGCTATCATCGTTTAGATGATCCAATGATTGTAGTTCAAGAAAAAAATAAATTAATTGCAAAAAAATCTAGCGAAAAAATTACAAACAAACATCAGTTTGAACCAACTTTAATTGGTAGAAATGATGAGCATTTAAGGGAGCCTAAAAAATGGTAGATAAGTTAACGCCTGGTGGATTGCCAGAGCTTGGAGTGGTAGAAATAGCAACAACAAATTTTGGAGGCCATCCCCCCGAGTTTTGGGCTAAACAATTAACTGAAAAAATAGTTGGCTATTCTGATGAAAATGAACAACATATAAAAGACCAGGCTAGAGCTTACAAAGATTTAATTTATAAAGTTTGTTTGATATATATTCAAAATGCTATAAAATCTTATAAAGCATCTTTGATTCAAGAATTAACTCAAGGAGATGCTGAAGATTTGGCAAAAATAATCAAAGGTATTTGAAATGGCAATTACATCAACATTAACAACCAGCTTTAAAAAAGAATTATTAGAGGCTGTCCACAACTTTAAAAATTCTGGTGGGGACACTTTTAAACTAGCTCTTTATACTAGCTCGGCAACAATTGGTGCTGCAACAACAGCATTTGTTACAACTGGACAAGCAACTGGAACTAACTATACTTCTGGTGGAGCAAATTTAACAAGAGTAGACCCAACCTCATCAGGAACAACAGGTTTTACTGATTTTGCAGATTTAACGTTTGGAACCGCTACAGTTACTGCTAGAGGTTGTATGATTTACAACTCTAGCGACAGCAATAAATCAGTTGCTTGTATTGACTTTGGTGGAGACAAAACATCAACAGCAGGAGACTTTACAATTGTATTCCCAGCGGCAGCAGCCAGTACAGCGATTATAAGAATCGCCTAGCCTTAAATGGCTAATATAACAGGTTGGGGTCGGGGCACGTGGGGTCAACTTACGTGGGGCGAGCCACTTCCAGTTACGCTTACAGCTCCAGGAGCAGGAACATCTGCTTTAGGTACAGTTGCGGTTGATGCAGAAGCAAATGTAACACCCGCATCTCAAGTAGGAACAACAGGAGCTCCTCAAGCTGGAGTAAATGCTCAAGCAATAGCTTCTGTAGCAGGACTTGTAGGAACATTAGGTTCTGTATCGGTTGAAGTAGATGGTGAAGCCAACGTAACACCTACAGGACAAGCTGGGACATCCGCTCTTGGAACTGCAACAACCGTTTCAAACAACAATTTATCTGTTACACTAAATGCTGCAACTGGATCTTTGGGAACAGTTACCACAGATGCAGCAGCAAACGTTTATCCAACTGGACAAAGCGCTACAGGATCAGTAGGAACAGTTTTGATATGGTCACGTATTGATGAAAGCCAAACTCCAAACTATACTACTATAACAGACACTCAAACTCCCAATTGGGAGGCAGTTGCGTAAAAATAAGAGGTAAATAATGGCAAGCACATATGTAAATGATCTCAGACTAAATGAGATGGCCACAGGAGATGGTTCGGGTACTTGGGGTACAACAACCAATACAAATTTAGAATTAATCGGCGAAGCTTTGGGTTATGGAACAGAAGCTATAACTACCAACGCTGATACTCATACTTCAACTATTGCAGATGGAGCAACTGATCCAGTTAGGGCTATGTATGTTAAATATACAGGCACTTTAGATTCAGCTTGCACCATTACCATAGCTCCCAATACTGTAAACAGAATGCACTTTATAGAAAATGGAACAAGTGGATCTCAAAATATTATTATTTCTCAAGGCTCTGGAGCCAATGTAACAATACCTCCAGGCGATACAAAAGCAGTTTATTTAGATGGAGCAGGTAGTGGAGCAGCAGTTGTTGATGCTTTTGCCAGTCTTAGTGTTGTAGATTTAAAAGTACAAGATGATTTAACTATAACTGATGATCTCACTTTTAGTTCTGACTCAGCAGTTGTAACTTTTGGAGCAGATGGAGATACCACTCTTACTCATACAGATGGAACAGGATTAACATTAAATTCAACTAATAAACTTTGTTTTAATGATGCTAGTCAATTTGTACAAGGCTCAAGTGCAACTGTACTAAGTTTAGGTGCAACAGACGAAATAGATTTAACTGCAACAGCTATAGATATTAATGGAACTTTAGATGTTTCAGGACAGGCTACTTTTGCCGATGGTTCAGCAGGAGCACCTAGTATTAGTAATACAGGCGATGTCAACGCAGGATTATTCTTTAGTGCAGCAGATGTAATGTCGTTTAGTGCAGGTGGTACTGCTCAGTTCACTATGGCAGATGGTTCAATCTCTCCAGTAACAGATAACGATATTGACCTAGGTACAGCTAGTTTAAAATATAAAAGTTTTTTTGCAGGTCTTGTAGATTCTGAAAACTTTAAAGTAAATGGTGGACAAGGTAGTGATGGACAAGTGCTTACCTCAACAGGAAGTGGTGTAGCTTGGGAAGATGCTGCAAGTGGAGCAAGTTCTATTAATGATTTATCAGATGCCAAAACATTTGGTACTTCCTCCATTATGCTTGGCGATGCTACTACAGGCACGATTAGTGGTGCTAATTATAATGTTGGTTTGGGTGTAGATGTTTTTTCATCTTTAACTTCAGGCGATTCTAATGTTGCCATCGGTTTCGATGCAGCAGACACCCTTACAACTGGAAGTTTTAATATTGCCATCGGAACAGACTCACTAGGAGCAGCAGGTGCAGGTGTAGCAAATAATGTAATGATTGGTTATAACACAGGAAGTGGATTAACTGGTGATGGAAATGTTGCTATTGGACACACAGCTTTTGATGCGGCAGGTGATAGAGATGATTGTGTAGCTATAGGTAATGGAGCAGCAACGACACTTACAACTGGAAGTCACAATATTGCTATTGGTACTTCTGCTCTTGGTCTTGCAACAGATGCACATTCAAATGTTGCTATTGGATTTTTAGCAGCATCGTCATTAGCAACAGGAGCAGTTTATGCAACAAGAAACAATATAGCTATTGGTAGAGAAGCCTTAGAAAATCAAGTAACACAAGAAGATAATATTGCTATCGGTTATAACGCATTAGGAACAGGTAATAGTGTGTCTAATTCACAACTTACAGTTATAGGCTCACAAGCAGGAAATGCAGCTCACGCTGCTTATGGTGGTACTTATGTTGGCTATCAAGCAGGAAGTGTAGTTACAAGTGGAGTCCATAATACTTTTATAGGTAGAGAAGCAGGAGATATAACAACTACAGGCGATAGAAATATTATGATAGGTGTTAATGCTAATGGAGACGATTCAGCAGCTTACAGATGCATAGTGATTTCCACATATGAAAATACAGGTAAAGGCGATGCTACATTTTTTATTTCAGCAGGAACAGGTAGTGGAAATGGCTATCAAGGTAACAACTCATCAGCTTGGGCTACAACATCAGATAGAAGAATTAAGAAAAATATTGTAGATAACAATGTTGGTTTGGAAAAGATAAAACAAATTCAAGTTAAAAACTTTGAGTATAGAACGAAAGATGAAATTACAGACTGGACAGGTCGTGCTGTAGACTCAGTAACAATAGAAAAAGAAGGCACACAACTTGGAGTAATTGCACAAGAAATACAAGAAATACTACCTGATGTTGTACAGGAAAGAGAGAATGGGTGTTTAAGCGTTGATTCTGATAATATAACTTGGTATTTAGTAAATGCTGTAAAACAACAACAAACAATAATAGACGATTTAAAGTCAAGAATAGAAGCACTAGAGGATTAAAAATGGCAAATGATTTTACAGCAACAAAATGGTATGGAATCGCAGATGATTCTGTTAATTTAATTAATGGAGTTAATGCAGGAACTTGGACAAAAAATGATTTTGCAAATCTTACTCAACAAGAAAAAAACGATATGATGCAAAGAAATGTAGATGCTTTGACACTTATTTTACAACAAGAAGTCGTTATAGATGATTCAGGCAGTAAGACTAGTTACACCACAGCTATTACAACAGCAGAAACTTATATTAGCAACAATTCATAAAAGGAGAGATAGATGGCTAAAGATAGTGACAAAACAAAAGAAGTTGAACTTTCAGAAAAACAACAATACATACAGTTGCAGTTAAATGATCTTGCAAACAAAGAGAAAAATCTTATGTTTCAATTAGATCAAATAAAAGCATCTCAACAAGTTTTTAATCAAGCATTTGTAGAGGCTTCAAAAGAAGTAGCTGAAGAAGCTTTAGAAGAAAAGGAGTAAATTGTGGATATATTAATATCATTAATAATAGTAACAATAGTTTTGGCTTGGTCTGTAAAAAGATTTAAACCTGAACTTTGGGATAAAGTTACATCTAAACTCAAGAAGTAACATGTCTTGGTGGAAAAAAGTAGTACATTTTTTTACGCCTCTTAGTTCAGCAGAACTACCCAATCCTCTTAAAGAGGAAATGGAAACGGTTAGAGCTAGGAATAAAAATGGCAGATATGTGGCTGACGATCCCAGCACTCCAAATAAAAATGAGGCTTATACAAAAGTTCCAAAGAAAAGAGGCCGACCTCGTAAGAAAAAATAATGTATGAGTATAGTTGCCAAGTCACTAGGGTGGTTGATGGTGACACTATTGACGCTGATCTAGATCTCGGTTTTAATATTCATCATAAGTGTCGTGTACGTTTATACGGTATTGACACTCCCGAGTCGAGAACTCGCGACAAAGACGAAAAGGCTAGAGGTAAGCTAGCTGCTAAGTTTTTACAAGACGCTATATCAAATAGCAAGCACGTCATCTTACAGACGCAATTAAAAGACTCTAAAGGAAAATTTGGCAGAGTTTTGGCATCAGTTATAGTAGATGGAATAGATATTAACCAGCAAATGATTGAAAAATATATGGCGGTTAAATATACAGGCCAAAGCAAACATGAAATTAAATTAGAGCATATGAATAATAGAACTAAATTAATTGAACTAGGAGTTTATAAACCAGATGGACAAGGAGCAAAAACAGCATGATAACTTAATAGCTTGGTCGGCTATTGGTTTTTTAGTAATTTTAGTTATTGGCTTGTCTGTAAATGTTAGCGCTCAATCCTCTCAACAATCTGGTACAGCTTGCGTCAACGGTACGCAATATTGCGAAAACAATAGTTTAGATACAACAAATACTACGACTACAACTAATTCCAATACAAACGTAAATACCAACACAAATTTCAACACAAATTCAAATACGAATAGCAACACTAACGTATCGACTAACACGAACAATTCGACCAATATAAATTCTAATACGAATGTTTCGACTAATTCCAATACGAATGTAAATAGCTCGACCTCGAATAACACCAATACGAATAACAACGTCAATACTTCGACCTCGACATCTAACTCAACGGTTAATTCAACCGTTAATCAAAATGTCAACAATACTAATAATTCGACTTCGACCAGCTCTAATACAAATCAAAACACCAATATTAATCAATCAACCTCAGATTCTAACGTCACAACTGACAATCGAAACGTAAACGAAAACAATTCTAGATCTGATAATACGAACCGAAATATTAACGAATCTAATTCTACTCAAACCATTAATCAAAACGTCAAGAGCAAGGCTCCTCCAGCTTCTGCAATAGCTCCAAGCATTATGTCTTATTCGCAAGATCTTTGTACTGTAGGCCGCTCTGGTGCGTTCCAAGGACAAGTATTTGGTTTCTCTACAGGAGCTACTGTTACTGATGAAAATTGTGAACGGTTAAAACTATCTAAGTATCTTTACGATACTGGTATGAAAGTAGCCAGCGTTAGTATTCTTTGCCAAGACGAAAGAGTGTTTAAGGCTATGGAGATGGCTGGCACTCCTTGTCCTTACAGAGGCAAGATAGGTGCAGAAGCAACTTTGGCTTGGGCTAAAAACAAATCTAAAAGACCAGATGTTAAAGAACAAGAAAAGTTATTCATACAAAAATGTACACACGATTCCAACCCCAACAGAGAAAAAATAAACAAAGATGTTGTTGGCGCAGTTAAAGTTATATATACAAGAAAAACTAAAACAAGCAAACAATGCAAAAAAGAATTTTATGCTACGCAGTAGCTAGTCTGCTATCATTTAGTGTATATGGACAGTATACATATGAAGGCAACCAAGAACTTTACGATCTTAACGCTAATGCAAACAACTTTAACGGTGAATTAGCGTACGAGGTATCCGATGATGGTATTTCTCCCGCAATTGATCTTTCTTTTAATTTTACTTTTTATGGCTCTACATTTAGTCAAGCGAGGATGGCAACAAATGGATGTTTGCATTTTGGCTCTAGTGGTAGCTATTGTAATGACTATACTCCTGACCCTATTAACGGGCAGCACACCTATACCATATACCCTTTCTGGACCGATTTAATTAGAGACTCTGATTCTCGTATGAAGTCTTGGGGTGATTCTAGCAAGATGATTTTTGGCTGGTATAACCTTAGAGAGTACAACAGAGCATCTGATAATAGTTTTGAAATAATACTTTGGAACAACCACTCTTTTGATTTACGTTATCGTGAATTAGATATTATTAACCATGATGTACTTATTGGTGAAGTGGGAGCTAACAAAGATGACTCTTATACTTATTACTACCATGATGAATGTAATACAGGCTCAACCAACTCTAGCACCTGTGTAAATACTGATTGGAACAACTCAGATAAAAATACTAATTTAGAAAATGGTGGCTCTTTGTTTGGTTGGGGATCTGGCAGCGGTATTGATTGCAGCAATCCTTTAAATGATTCTAGTTGTAGCGGTTATGCAGATGCTTTATTAACCCAACAATGTAATATAAGCTCTCTTTATGATGAGTCTTGCCCCTATTATTGGGATGCTTATGATGACCAGCAATGTGATTTAGATCCTCAGTATGGGCCATTTTGCCCTGGTTATACGCAACAAGAAGATGTAGGTTACTTTCAAGAAGATCAATTTGATTACGGTTACGAAGAAGAAGAGCAGTTTGGCTACGAGGAAGAACTTATATTTGAAGAGTTTGTATTTGAGTTTGATGAGCAGCACTTTGAAGAACAAGAGTTTATGTTTGAAGAAGAAATAATTTTTGAAGAAATGTTTCGTCAAGATGAGTTTGTAGATCCATTTCCCTTGATACCAGACTTTGAAATGCCGCGTGAAGAAATATTTATTCCTGTAGAAGATTTAATTATTGAAGAGTTTATTTTTCAAGAAACATTTTTAGTAGAAGACTTTAGAGAACCTGAAACTTTTATTGAGTTAGAAACTATTGAAGAATTAGAAGAATGGTTTGAGGAAGAAACCAGAAGAGAAGAAGAGGTTGCAATATTAGAAGATCCAGAAGAAGAGTTTATAGAGGAAATTTTTGAAGAAGAAGCCGTTGAGGAAGTTTTTGAAGCTATAGAAGAAAGATTGGCTGAAGCTGAAATAGAAGAAGAAAGAATAGAAAGAGAAGAGACTATAGAAGAAGATGTATTTGAAGAAGAGTTTCAAGTTGCTGAAAGAGAAAATACAAAAGGTGAAAGCTCAATTAGCAGAGAAGTTGCTCTTAGGGTGGTTGCATCTACAATAAGAACCGCAAATCAGAGTGTTAGCGGTACTAACGCTGGCAATTCTATACATGCTACAGGCAATAGCGTAGCTACTGGAAATGCCGTAAGTAACTCATCTACCGCTGGTTTTAGTACCAGTAGTTCACCCAGCATGTCAGACCAGTTTGCATCATCTACAGCTCAAACCAATCAAGTTCTTGATATGAGCAGTATGTCTGTATCAGACTCTTCTTTTAGCTCAACAACAGCAGGAACAGAAACGGTAACAATAGAAGTAGCAGTTGCTAATGTAACAACAGAAACAACGCAAGATCAGATGGATATGTCTATTGCATCTGTTGATGCTGATTCAGAAACTACCGTTGAAAATATTATTGCTCAAAACTTACAGACAGCTCAAGAACAAGTTGCAGCTAAACAAGAAGAAACTGGAGAGTATGGTTCAGAAAACGCTATTATAGCGGTTATGGGCTTTTTACCAGGTTTTAATAGTTATAGAGCAGTAAACATACCCGAAAAAGAATTTTGGTATGAACCAAAAAGCATTTATACTAATAGCAACCTTTCAGATAATACTGCGGCTTTTTATGGGCTAGCAGGACAAAGTATAAAAACTTTGACTGAATTAAAAAAATTACAGCCAACATTATAGGAGACTGAAATGAATTGGTTTGAAAATAAAACAACACAACTTATAGCTCTTGTTGGTATTGTTACAACACTTGCTGGCTTTGGCTATCAAGGCGCTCAGTATGTTAACAGATTAGATAACCTAGAAGCTCAAATAGGTGGTATAGGTGATACCGAACAAAAACAAAAAGTTATTGAAGAAAGATTTGCAGGTATAGAAAAGTCTGTACAGTATTTAGAAAAACAAATAGACGGTATTTCTGTTCCAGATGTAACTGAAATAAAAACAGATATAGCTACAATTAAAGCTGACATTCAATCTTTAAACAAAGAAGTAGATAAGATAGAAGCAAAAATGAATGATAAAAATCCATTAGCGGGGTAATTATGAAATTTGGTTTAATTAAAAATGTAGTAGGAGCGCTTGCTCCAACTTTAGGATCTGCATTAGGTGGGCCGTTAGGCGGTCAAGCAGCGTCCGTTATTGCTGGTGTGCTTGGCTGTCAATCAGACCCAAAGTCTATTAACAAAGCTATTCAAGAAGCTACTCCAGAACAAATGTTAGAGCTTAAAAAAGCTGAACAAGGTTTTGAACTTCAGATGAAAGAGCTAGATGTAGATATATTTAGATTAGAAACAGTAGAAAAACAAGACGCTAGAAAAACTTTTAACAAAGATTGGACAGCTAGAATTATGGGTATTGCTGTTGTTGGTGGATTTATGGGTTATATATTTTTAGTAACCTTACAACCGCCCGAGCAAAATTCTGAAGCCTTAATTAATTTAGTGTTAGGATATTTGGGTGGATTGGCATCGGCAGTTATATCGTTTTATTTTGGAGCTTCCAACTCAGGTGATAAAAAAGATGGCGAATAGAACCACAGTTCAATCTGTTGCATCAGATTTAAAGTCTCATGAAGCAAAATGTGAGGAAAGATGGAAAACTATATTTCGAGAAACAGCAGAGATAAAGCAAGAAATGAACGATTTAAACAAAACCTTAAGAATGGCAATGTTTGGAACTTTCGGTTTTATAGGAACTTTGTTAATCGCTTTTGTAACAATCGTATTGGGAAATTAATGCACACTTCAGACGAAGGCTTCGAGCTTATAAAAAAATTTGAAGGCTGTGAGCTTGAGGCATATAAATGTGCTGCGGGGGTTTGGACTATAGGATATGGCCATACCAAAGATGTACAAGAAGGTGATAGGTGGACTGAAGAAAAAGCAGACTTTATGTTATGGCGTGAGCTTGATGATGAGTATGAACATTATGTTAATTCATTGGTAACTGTTCCGATGAATCAATCCCAATTTGATTCTTTGGTTTCTTGGACATACAACTTAGGACCAAATAATTTAAAAAAATCTAGCATGCTTAGAGTTTTAAATGAAGGTAAATACGACGAAGTTCCCGCGCAAATGAAAAGATGGAATAAGGCAAAGGGCAAAGTTTTAGCTGGTCTTACAAGAAGAAGAGAAGCGGAAGGATTAATGTTTGAGGGTAAGCCTTGGGAACATATATAAAATGGCTTTACAGAAAACAATATTTAAACCAGGGATAAACAGAGAAGGAACTGACTACAGCAATGAGGGCGGTTGGTTTGATGTTAATCTTGTAAGGTTTAGAAAAGGCTTGCCTGAAAAGTTTGGTGGCTGGGTTAAAAATACAACTGAATCTTTTTTGGGAACTTGCAGAGCTTTACATGCTTGGGTTTCTTTAAACGGAACAAAGTTATTGGGTCTTGGAACAACTTGGAAATATTACATACAAGAAGGTAATGTTTTTTATGATGTTACGCCTATTAGGGCAACAACAACTAATGGAATTACTTTTTCTGCTACAAACGGCAGTTCAATTATAACTGCTACTGATTCATCTCATGGTGCAGTCCAAAATGATTTTGTAACAATAGCTGGTGCAGCTTCTTTGGGAGGTTTAATTACAGCAGAAGTTTTAAATCAAGAATATCAAATAGCAACTGTACCTTCTGCTAATACTTACACTTTTATAGCCAAAGATATTTCTGGCGATACCGTTACTGCAAATGCAAGTGATTCTGGTAATGGCGGATCAGGGGTAGATGGCGCTTACCAAATAAATGTGGGTTTAGATGATTATGTCCCATCTACAGGTTGGGGAGCAGGCTCTTGGGGTGAAGGGACTTTTGGTTCTTCTACAGCTTTATCAGAAACAGGACAGCTAAGATTGTGGTCGCATGACCATTTTGGTGAAAATTTAATTATTAATGCTAGAAATGGCGGTATTTATAAATGGGTAGAAAACGATGGCACTTCTACTAGAGCTGTTGCACTTTCTGGAATATCTGGCGCTAACCTTGTTCCAACCAAAGGTATACAAGTTATTACCTCTGAGAAAGACAGGCATTTGATTGTATTGGGCGCTGATCCTGTTAGTGGTAGTTCTAGGTCTGGAACAATTGACCCCATGCTAATTGCATTTTCCGACCAAGAAAACGAATTACAGTTTGAACCCTTAATTACTAATACCGCTGGTTCTTTAAGATTATCTTCTGGATCTTCTATTATTGGAGCCAATAAATCTCGTCAAGAAATATTAATTTGGACTGATACTGCTTTGTATAGCATGCAGTTTGTTGGGCCTCCGTTTACTTTTGCCGTTAACTTAATTAACGAAGGAACAGGATTGATAGGACCTAAAGCATCTGTAACAGCTCCTTCTGCTGTATTTTGGATGAGTTACAATAATTTTTACGCTTACAATGGCACAGTTCAATCGCTACCTTGCAGCGTGCAAAATTATATTTTTTCAGATATTAACTTAACTCAATCTTTTAAAATTAACGCTTTTACCATTACCGATAAAAATGAAGTGGGTTGGTTTTACTGTTCAGCAGATTCTAGAGAAATTAATAGGTATGTTATTTACAATTATACAGAACAAACTTGGGTGTATGGTTCTTTAAGCAGAACAGCGTGGTTAGATTCTGGCATTGAAAACTTTCCTAGAGCTGTAAGTAGCGGCTATCTTTATCAACAAGAAGTAGGCTTTGACGATGATGGCTCGCCGATGACAAATGTTTTTATTGAAAGTTCAGACTTTGATATAGGAGATGGAGAACAATTTAGTTTTATTAGAAGACTAATACCAGACTTTAAATTCTTATCTAATTCTGGTAGCGGAAAAGTTAATATTGTTGTTAAAACAAGAAACTTTCCAGGTGATTCTTTAACAACAAGAGCAACCAGCTCTATTGGTTCTACAACACAACAAAGCAATATTAGAGCAAGAGGCCGACAAGCTGTTTTAAGGGTTGAATCAGATGATGATGATACCAGCGGGAATTTAAGCGTTGGTTGGAGATTGGGGGCGACTAGGTTAGACGTAAAGACAGACGGTAAGAGATGAGCAAAATACTGCAAACTCAACTTCCACTAGCTTACGGGGATACAACTTCTGTTGATGTTTTTAATAGACTTGTACGTATTTTAGAGATAAACTTAGGATCAGTAGACCCTGATAATACTTTGCAATTATCAACTACTGAACGTGACAAATTAAACTTTAATATTGGCACGCTGATCTTTAATACTACAACTGAAGTGTTGCAAGTATATAACGGGCATAATTTCTTAGATTTAGGAACACCCGCCAATCCTCAAGGATACGAAGCCCAAGGTTTACTAGGTAGTGTTTCGGTAAAAACAAACGGAAATATTACAATAACCTTGTAAAATGATAA